GGAAGTCTTCTCTGAATATTCGAGACGTTGCCATCGAAGCAAGAGACCCACTCACTTCTACAGCGTCACCCGTAACATCAAGCGGTATCGTAGTAGACGAACAATCGGTCCTTACTCTCAAGCAGGGTGTTGTTGTGAAAGGATTTGGTGTTGGAATCGAAGTGAAGAACAAGTCTCTTCTGAACCAAGAATCAACAACTGTCAATCAGTTCAATGCTCTTACCTACTGCAAAATAGGATTGCTTGTTTCCGATGGTTCTACTGCCGTTCTTACGGGTGTTGTAGCAAACGGATGCTGGGGAGATGGATTTGTTTTCAACAGTCAATCAATCGGTGACTTGAGTAGTTGCGTTGCTGTGGGTTGTGGAAGACACGGATTCCTTGCCACTCGTAATAGTAATCTGGTTGCGGTTCGATGTGTATCGGCATATAATATGCAGAATGTTGCCCAGAACTTTTCTTCCACCTCAGAAGGTGGATTTGGATTTGGATGTCGCCTGAACTCGAATCTCGAATGTGTAGGATGCTTATCTTTCCGAAACGGATATGGTTACTTTACAGACAAGAACTCTTCGCTCAATGTGTCTTCATCTGATAGCAAGGACAATGTAAATGCGGGCGTAAATGTCTCGGAATCATCAAACGCAGTCATTGGACCTTACTGCTATTCATACGCAGATACTCACGGTCAATATGTAACCGACTGTTCATTCGCCAAGACAATGTTCTCAGAGTTTCACTATTGTGGATTCGAGACACCATCGGGTGTCTCTGGTAGTGCTTTTACCGCTGCCGCAGCGTCAAACCTAAACCTGTATAACGTAACAGTGGCAAACTATGCGAAGAATGCTATCGAAGCAATCTATAACTCTTTTGTTTCCACTGATACCTTGACAGTAACAGAGAACGCAAGCACACAAGGGGACAGTATCAACTGCACATATCAGTCAGTTGCTAGACTTGCTGGAACCTGCCTTGGAACCAAGGAGGTGGAGCAGTATTCTCTTCTCAACGGATATGTAGAACTCAACGGAGTCGAACTCGATGGAAACTGATAAAAGGATTCTCATTTACAACACCGAAACGGGAAAGTTGATTAAGAATCTTCCCTACTCGGAAAACAATCTTTTGACTCCGCTCGGTGAAAACGAGTCTATTTCTGTTGTTCCATCGGAAATCAAGTTGACTACTTTTGTTGATGATGGTGAAAGAATCGTCAATTCTACTGTAAATCGTTCATCATTCACACAAAAGAACAAATCACACGACATTCAAATCTCTGGACCAAATCGTTATAAGATTCCACAGAGAATCTCTCAGAGTTCAGAAACAGTAGGTAAGATTATCTTTGGTGGTCAGCACACATATGCTTCGTCTCTGAACGGAATGTATTATCCCGTAACTGGATATAATGGATACGAGTTCTTCAATGTTGGTTCTTTCTCCGATTTGAAACTCATCAGCGATGACCATTTCCAGATTCTCAACACCAATATTCCTACTCTAGATGGAATCTACAAGGTTAGTGGATATTCAGACAAGTCACTGAACGCATTGAAGGTTCTTGGAACCACCAGTGGTTCGAGTGGTTCATTTGCATATACCGCAACTGGAGACGGATTCCATATGATTCGTCTTCAGAAAACAGATGATTCGACATACGGACTGAGTGCTGCTGTCGATGGTTGTGGAATCTATCAGTATGGCGAGACCATCACACAGAGTAGATACGCAGTCAACAACACTGGAAATGTCAGCCATAACAGTTCTGTTTACAAGTTTGGTAGTTCTTCTGCCTACTTCCCAAACACAGGTGGTGGGACTGCACACCTTTATATTGATCATCAGGATGACTTTACACCATCTGAGTCCTTTAATTCCGTATTCTTCAAACTTTCATTCTTCGTCAAGTTTGTTGAATCTGCTCCAGCGAGCGACGTATTCTTGGTTGGACAGAAGAACCCTGGCAACAGCGGCGTGTATTATCTCAAGTATGAAACATCACCAAAGTCTTTCGTGTTTGGATACTCAAGCACAGACACTGGTGGAGATATGGACAACTTACTCACTGGATTGATTCCTTCTCTAAACCTTCAGGATTGGAATCACATTCAAATTGAAGTTGCTCCATACAGAGAAGTGAGAATGTATGTCAATGGTTCTCTGTTAGCAACTCAAGCCATAACTGGTGCGGAAGAAGTCTTCTACTACAATGATGAGGCTCCATTTGTAATGGGTTGCGAAACAGATGGAACGAGTCCATTCTACGGATATCTCGACGGTGTTGAAATGGTATGGAGTCCATACGGAACAGATGGTGCTTTCTTGAGTGGTTTGACTGGAGCAACGATGGCTCTTGGAACAACCATCTCCGTTCCAACTGGTGGAAACACAGGCGCACAGTATCCAAGCGGTTGCTTGGTATTCAATATGAATGCTGTAAATGGATGTGAACTATTCACAGAAGATGCACATCCGATATTCAGAACAGAAGCAACAATTGTAAACTACGATGACGATAGAAGAATTGCACTTATCGCAAACTATGGAACTACTGTTGGAACTTTCTCGACAACTAAGGGATATGTTCACGGTTACAACGAAGGATTGACAAACGGAACTGCTGGTGTCACAGGAAACAGCGAAGCAAATCATCCGTTCCTTAAAGCCATTATTGGTATAACTGCTCTTGGTGCAAACGTAGATAATGTCAAGAAAGTAATATTGGAACAGCAAGAAACGTATACACAGAGAGACTATTACTACAATTATATGAGTGGAAATAGTGGTGCGTGTGGTGACTTCTACAATCTGTTCGGTGTTTCGGGTGCATGTGCTGAATACGGAAGCAGAACCCTTACCTTCAGTCCAACTGATACCGAAGTTCAACGACTTACTAAGTATGTTCTCCAGACAGGAGTATCTGGTATTTCTCTTGCTTCGGGATATGTCTACTTCAATGATGCGGATGGAGTATCATTCGCGGTTGCTGAACAGTATCTCAATGCGTTCCTCGCAGACGTAAACATCTATCGGGAACCAAAAGAGAACACACTAGAAGCAGTTCGGAGTTCGATCGAAGCAGCAACAACCGTTGACAAACTTGCCACAACTGGAAGGAATCAAATAATAACTTCGATATGGACACCATATACGAATGTATCACTACCAGATAAGTCATGAAATTTTTGCAGGATGATAAAAAAGTAAATATAAACGGGAAGGAGTTCGACCTCGAACTCTTTCTTGCTGTTGAACCAGATTATGAAACAAAAGAAGGATGGCAAAGAGTATACCAGCCAGACAAGATTCATTTGTTCACAAACGGTAAGGTTTCAATAAAGCAACCACTCAAATGGGAAGACGGCGATCGCTACTTGACCCGCGTGAGTGATTTAATCTATTTGAAAGCATATCTAAATAGCGAGAACTAGACTCCTTCCTACATAATATAAAGGAGACTATTATGGCACTACCTCAGTCAAGACAAGAACTAAAAGAATACTGTCTTCGTAAGTTAGGTGCGCCTGTTATTGAAATCAACGTCGATGATTCCCAGTTAGAGGACCGCATCGACGACGCTCTTTCTCTATACGCAGAATATCACTTTGACGGTGTAGAGAAAAGATACTACAAGTATCAAGTCACACAAGAAGATATCGACAGAGCAACGAGTGATCCAAACGGCGGATATATCTCAACAAACGGAATCGACAGTAGCATCATCAGTGTCATTCGTCTCTTTCAGTTCTCGGAGAGTAGTGTCAATATGTTCGATGTTCGATACCAAATGGCACTGAACGACTTTTACGGAATTCGCACAGGTCTTGGTAGCATTAGCAACTATGACATCACCAAGCGACACCTTTCGCTTCTACAACAGATGCTCGACCCCGAGAAGATGATTCGATTTACCAGAGTCACCAACAAATTGTATATTGATATGAATTGGGAAGAGGATGTCACCGCAGGTGAGTATCTCGTCTTTGAGTGCTACTCGGTAATTGACCCCGAAACATATACGGAAATCTACAAAGATAAGTTCCTACTCAAATATACAACAGAACTGTTCCGCTATCAGTGGGGTTCTAATCTCTCCAAGTATGATGGAATTCAGTTGCCTGGTGGTGTTCAGTTCAATGGTCGTCAGATAATGGATGATGCCAGAACACAGTTGGACAAACTAGAAGAAGAAATGTCTCTTCGATACGAACTTCCTCCAGATTTTATGGTAGGATAATATGGCAAAGAACAGTTACTTTAGGGATGTCAACTCGGAGCAGGACTTACTTCATGACCTGACCATCGAGACCATCAAGATACATGGTCGCGATATGGTTTACATTCCAAGAACCTTTGTCAAAGAAGATACTCTTTTCGGTGAAGATACCATCTCCAAGTTTGAGGGTGGTGTTGAGATTGAGATGTACATTCAATCTATTGATGGGTTCGGTGGTGATGGCGACTTCATCACTAAGTTTGGTCTTGAGATTCGTGACACTGTTGAGTTGGTAGTATCCAAGAGAAGATTTGAGGAATCATTCGCACACGACTCGGAAATAACCCGACCGAGAGAGGGCGACCTTATCTATTTTCCTCTCTCCAAGGGTTTATTTGAAGTCAAGTTCGTAGAACACGAAAACCCATTCTATCAGATTGGCAAACTGTATACCTATAAACTATCTTGCGAACTCTTCAAGTATTCACACGAAGACCTCGACACTGGATTCTCGGAAGTCGATCAACTGGAAACCAGCGAAAATACTCTTGCTGTTGACTTGACACTTGGTTCTTTGGTTGGCGTTACCGCCGACTATTATGACGGTGAAACCATCTATCAAGGCGCTTCTCTTGCACTTGCAACAGCAACTGCCGTTGTTGTTGACTGGAATTCAACTACCAAGGTTCTTCGCATCGACCAAATCAAGGGAAGAACCAATCCGAATACAGATGAGTTGATTCTTAACTCTGGTGCATTTGCTAGTGGACAAAATGTCATTGGCGTAGACTCAGGTGCTATATACACATTGTCGTCTTCTGCAAATACAGACTTGATAGTTGGACAAGATGGATACAATGATTCACACACCATCGACAAGGAAGCAGACAAGAACGACCTTATCGACTTCACGGAACTTGATCCATTCTCGGAGGGTAACTACTAATGTTCGGACATTACTACAACAGTGCAGTCCGTAAGTTGGTTGTTGGCTTCGGCACTCTCTTCAACGAGATTGATGTCAAGAGATACAACGCCGATGGTTCTGTAAAAGAAACCATTCGTGTTCCTCTTGGTTACGGGTCAAAAGAGAAGTTTCAAGTAAGACTACGACAACCATCATCTATTCAAGATGGTGTCAAGGTCGAGGTCACAACGCCTCGATTGGGATTCAGTTTGACTGGATTCAACTATGACCCATCGAGAAAGAGAAACACTCTTTCATCGAGAGTCGCCACTGGTGCTTCAAATGGCGATGCTTATCTAAGAAAAACATATGCAGAAGTTCCATATAACTTTGACTTCACACTTTCAATATTCACACGCCATATGGATGATGGTCTGCAAATACTGGAACAGATTATTCCGTTCTTTACTCCTGAGTTCACCGTGACAATGAACATCACGGACTTGGCAAGAAAAGTGGACGTTCCTATCGTTCTTTCGAGTGTTTCACAAACGGATGAATACGACGGAGATTTCGAGACAACAAGACTTCTCACTTGGGATTTGACATTTACAGCGAAGTCATATGTGTATGGTCCTATCAAGGAAGCCAAGGTTATCAAGGATATCATCGTTACAAATTTCCTATCAGACTTCACTCCCACAGGAGAACTGACGGGAGCATCTGGAGCCGCATCTCGCATTGATGTTGGTGTGACTGGACCAAGCGGAGCAGACTCAACACCCGTTACGGGTTACTCCGCTGATATAGACATTTATGTATATGGTTATACTGCGGGAATGACAGGAGGGCCTGGTATAGACATACTTGGTAATACAATATGAAGAAAAAAACGGTTGACGAAAAACTTTCGGAAGCCCTTGAGATTGATAAGACACCAGAAGAAAACAAGCAGATTCAAAAGTCGGAACCGAAGTCCATTCAAGTTTCACAGGACGGCGATCTACGACGAGACTACAAACACGCAAGAAAGAATCTTCGAGACCTTATCAAAACAGGCAACGATGCCATCGAGGGTATTCTCACGGTAGCGTCCGAAGGGGATCACCCTCGGGCGTATGAAGTTGCTGCACAACTTATCAAGGTTGTCGCAGACACAAACAAAGACCTTCTTGATTTACATAAGAAGATTAAGGACATCAAGTCCGATGAAATGAAACTCACACAGAACAATACAACCAACAATGCAATCTATGTTGGTTCTACAAGTGAATTGCAATCTCTTATCAACTCTTCGAGAAGTTCAGCGAAGCGACTTCGAGATCATGGAGACGAGGACATTATAGACCATGACATATGAAAAAGAAGGTTATCTTGGTAATAAGAATCTAAAAGCCGCTGGAACAAAAATAGAGTTTACAAAAAAGCAGGTCGAAGAGTATATGAAGTGTGCGAAAGACCCGCTCTATTTTGTTCGGAACTATGTCAAGATTGTTTCGCTGGACCACGGTTTGGTTCCATTCGACATGTATGATTTCCAAGAGGATATGATTCAGAAGATTCACGAAAATCGCTTCGTGATTGCAAAACTTCCTCGACAGACTGGTAAGTCAACAACAGTTATTTCATACCTTCTTCATTACATTCTGTTCACTCAGGATGTGAATGTTGCCATTCTTGCAAACAAGCAAGCAACAGCACGCGAACTTCTACACAGACTCAAGTTGGCGTTCGAGTATTTACCTCTATGGATGCAGCAAGGTATCGTAGAGTGGAACAAAGGTTCTATTATTCTAGAGAATGGATCCAAACTTATCGCATCCTCAACATCCGCGTCTGCTGTCCGTGGTGGTTCGTTTAATATGATCTTCCTTGACGAATTTGCGTTCGTTCCACAAGGTGTGGCAGAAGAGTTCTTTAGTTCTGTATATCCAACCATCACTTCAGGACAAAGCACCAAGGTGCTGATTATTTCGACCCCCAAGGGGTTGAATATGTTTTACAAGTTTTGGAATGATGCTGTCAATCACCGAAATGAATATGTTCCGATAGAAGTTCACTGGAGTCAGGTTCCAGGCCGTGACGATAAGTGGAAAGAACAGACTATCGCTAACACCTCGGAAGAACAGTTCCGAGGAGAGTTTGAATGTGAGTTCAT